TATTTCTTGCTTCGCAAATACTTATCATTTCCTCATGGAGTTTCTCTCCGTCTCTTAATCCTATAATTTTGTATTTATTACTAAAAATATTTGCAATATCCATAATTTTATAGCTTTTTAGTTTAGGTACAAAAATTTCCCCACCATACATATTATTAATGTTATCTATAACAAATTCTATAGCTTTATTTAACGTAATATTAAATCTAGTCATATTTCGGTCTGTTATAGTAATTTCTTTATTATTATCTATTTGATGTTTAAATATATGTACGACTGAACCTCTACTCGACATAACATTTCCATATCTAGATACTGAAAATTTTGTATATCCCCCACTTAAATTGTTAGCAGCTATAGTTAATTTTTCTAAACAGAATTTAGTTCCACCATATAAATTATAAGGATTAACGGCTTTATCAGTACTAATAGACATAAAATATTTAACTTTATTTTTTATAGCTTCTTCAATTAAATTTTGTGTTCCTATTATATTCGTTTTTATGGCTTCAGTTGGATTATATTCAATACTATCTATTCTTTTTAAAGCAGCCGCATGAAAAACTATATCGACATTATATAATGCCAATGATATACGGTCTTTATCCCTAATATCACCAAGAAAAAAATGTAATTTTTTATAATATATATGATTCTTAAATTTTTGTGACATATTAAATTGCTTTAATTCATCCCTTGATAAAATAATAATAGCTTTAACATCTGTATCTAATAAATATTCTACAATACCATGTCCAAACGTTCCTGTACCTCCAGTAATTAATACTCTTTGATTTTTTAAAATAGACATTTTATCTATCTAATATAAATTATTTTTTAAATATAAACACGTATAAGTTTTAATAATCTAATATTTTATTAGATTATTAAAATATGTATCCATATGGGAAACAACATACTGATGAAAATGATATTAAAGGTATAACTGATTTATTTCAAAATAATCAATATTTAACTTGTGGAAATCAAGTATCTTTATTCGAAAAAGAAATTAGTGATTATATTTCATGTAAACATGCGGTTGCTGTTAATTCTTGTACGTCCGCTTTACATTTGGCTTGTCTAGCAATAGGAATTTCTAAAGATGATGAAGTTATTATACCTTCGATATCTTTTGCTGCAACCTCAAATTGTGTTTTATATTGTGGTGGAAATCCTGTATTTTGTGATATTGAAGAGGATACTATGAATATTGATATAGATAAAATCGAAAATTTAATTACAAAAAAAACTAAAGCAATAATTTGTGTAGATTTTGCAGGACAAGCATGTAATTATGATAAATTAATTAAATTAAAAAATAAATATAATTTATTTATAATAGAAGACGCCGCTCATTCCATTGGAGGAAAATATAAAAATAAATATTTAGGAAATATTGTTGACATGGCTACTTTTAGTTTCCACCCAGTAAAAAATATGACTACGGGTGAAGGTGGAATGATTACTACTAATAATGAATCACTTTATAAAAAATTAAAACTATTAAGATCTCATGGATTGTCAAGAGATTTTAATGATAGAGATAAATTATGTAGTCATGCTTATGATATAACTTGTTTAGGTTATAATTATAGAATACCTGATATTTTATGTGCTTTAGGAAGAAGTCAATTAAAAAAATTAAAAATGTTTGTTGAAAAACGTCATAAATTATCACAATATTATGATAATCAATTATTAGAATTATTAGAATATGTTTCTCCTTTAGTCCAAAAATATGGGTCAGGACATCATCTTTATATAATCAAAATAAATCCAAAATACAAAAATATTTTGATTAGAGATATGATATATAAAAGGCTTCATGCTGAAGATATAAAGGTTAATGTACACTATAAACCAATTTATTTGTTTAAACTATATCAAGACTTAGGTTTTAAAAAAGGTCTATGTCCAATATCGGAAGATGTGTACGAAAGAATATTGAGTTTCCCATTGTATTACGAATTAAATGAAAATGATATTTATATTATTATTAGAAAATTCAAAAATATTATTTCTAATATTTTTAAAATTAATAATTTATTGAATAGATTAAAAGAGATAGATATAAAGTTATTTGAATATATGTATAATGAATTTATTAATGGTAAAGAATATTGTGAATTTTACTTAGAAGATTTAATTAATGAGAGAGGAGAATCTATAGCACTTAGAAATATTTAATCTATTAAATTCCAACTTACTGGGGTACCAAATTCAATATCTATTCTAGCAGTTTTGCCTAATATTTCCTCATAATGTTTTGTATGTAATCCATTTGAGGGTCTAATAGATTTGATATTATCCTCAGTAAATTTTTCACCTTTTTTAACATCTTTAACGACAAAAAGTGATCTTCTAAATTTTTTGCTAGTTTTTTCTGTATTTACACCACCATAAGTAATTTTACCTAACGTTTTTTCAACTATTCTTATACTATCAACCATTTGTTTAAATTCTATAGGCGTTAAAGAAAAAGCTTCATCAACGCCTCCATTGTCTCTACTTAATGTAAAATGTTTTTCAATAACTCTTGCTCCTAAACATATAGAAGCAATAGGAACCTCAATTCCCAATGTATGATCTGATAACCCTCCAATTACATTAAAAGAGGATACCATATTAGGAATAGTAATTAAATTTGCATCTTCAGGTTCAGCAGGATAAGCACTTGTACATTTTAACATACAAATTTCATTAGTGCCATTTTCTCTTAATACATTAATAGCTTCTTCTAATTCACCTTTGGATGCCATTCCCGATGATATAATGACTGGCTTACCGGTTTGGGCTATCTTTTTAATTAAAATATGGTCTGTTATTTCAGGAGAAGCAATTTTATAAGCTGGCATATCTAATTTTTCTAAAAAATCAACAGCAGATACATCAAATGGACTTGAAAATAAATCCATTCCTAATGAGTTAGCATAATCTTTTAATTCTTTTGTCCATTCCCAAGGTGTATATGCTTTTGAATATAATTCATATAAAGTACGACCTTTCCACAAACCGTCTTGAACTTGGAAATATTTGCTAGAACAATCAATTGTTATTGTATCAGCAGTATAAGTTTGAAGTTTAATTGCATTAGCACCACATTTGTGTGCTTCTTTAATCAATTTCAACGCATTTGTTTTATCTTGGTTATGATTTCCTGAAAGTTCTGCTATAATATATGTTGGATGCTTATCTCCAATTTTTGTATTATTTATTTTCATTAATAATAACAATTTATTTAAACTTTAAATTATAATAAATAATTTAATTTATTATAGTTAGTTATTAATTAAATCAGTTTATTTCAGTTCGTAAATAACAGTAATTAATTTAAATTCAATTAATATGGAGTTTAATTTAATTAAAGAAGATTTAGGTTATTTTAGTATTGAACCCAAACCTAGTAAAGAATATTTACACCTTTGAACATTTAAAACGCCGACTTAATCCAAATATTTTTTAGGTTTTCGTTTTCTTGTTGATGGTCTTTTTACAAATTTTTCACTTCTATTATATGATCCTTTTATTAGATTCTTATAAATATGTATTGGTATTTCATCTAATACATCTTTTACATTTTTAACTAATTCATTATATGTTAATCCCTTTTTCTTTTGTAATCGTGATTTCAATACATTAAAATATCCCTCTATGGCATTTGTATAATGTTGATATGGAACAGCATATAATAAATTATTATCTGATACATTTATAGTATTTAAATCTTTAAGAGTAAATGTATGAGTTGGATTATTTAGTTCATAAATTTTTTTGGAACATTCCATCATATCATTTGTAAATACACATTTGAATTTATTACTTTTTTCAAGTGCTAATGTAAAAGCACCTGTCCCTGCAAATAAATCAATAAACTTAAACTTATTATCAACAATTTTAAGCTTTTTCTTTTTAATCTTAAATTTGTTTGGTTGTTTTGATTGGTGAGGCTCCATAGTGTCTGTATTAACATTTACTTCTTTATTTTCAACAATCAATTTTTTATTTAATTCTTTTAATTTTTCTTCAACTGCCTTATCTACAAGTGCCTTAATTTTATCAGCATTGTTTTCACAAGGTGTTTTGCGTCTATTATGAGAATCATAGTGAGATTTTTGAGAAAATTTCTTTCCACATCGTTCGCATGAATATTTAACCATTTTCGTTATATATTTTATTTTTAAATCAATTTTATAAATTAACTTAATTTAACAATTTCTATTAATTCCCTAAATATTAGAAAGTCGGCGTTTTAAAAGATTTTTATGCTAATAAATATTATCAAAATAATTCAATCCAGTATAATAAAGTTTATAGTGATAGTGAACTTATGTATTTTGAAATGTATTCCTCAATTATTTTTAATTTGATTAAGAAATATAATTATAAAGATATTATTGATATTGGATGTGGGTAGGGTTTTTTAATTAGTTATCTAAAAAAAAAATTATAATGTGACTGGTTTAGAGTTTTCCAGTGAAGGGTTAAAACAAAATCCAAATATAGAAAGTAATGTTATTCTGGGAGATATTTATGAAAATTTAGATATCATTATTGAAAATGATAAAAAGTATGATTTAATAATACTTAATAATGTTTTAGAACATGTAATCTCGCCTGAAGAATTATTATGTACTCTTAAAAAAATTATAAATAAAAATGGTATTCTTATTATTAGAGTACCAAACGATTTTTCTAGATTACAAAATTATTTATATAAAAATAAATACATTAATACTAAATTTTGGATATCTCCACCAGATCATTTATCATATTTTTCTTATGACAGCCTAAGAAATTTAATTAATAAATATAACTATAAAGAAGTAGATTGTATTTGTGATTATCCAATTGATTTTGATTTATTACAAAAATCTTCAAATTATATAAATGAAAAAAGTATAGGAAAACAAAGTCATGAAAGAAGATTAGAAATAAACAATTTTTTATATAAAGAAGTTGATATTAATCTCATAATTGATTACTTTAGAAGTATTGCTAAAATGAAATGTGGTAGAAATATAATAATGTTAGTAAAACCTAATTAGTAGGAGTATTAATTTATATTAATTAAATAATTTGTATTTAATTTTTAAATGTTTGTGGGTATGTTTGTTGTAATTAAATTATAATTAAATTAATATAAATATGATAAAAAATATACTGATAATTGGTGGAACCAATTTTATAGGTCCTATTATTGTCAAAAAATTATTAAAGATTAATAATTATAAATTATCAATGGTTAATAGAACGGGTAATAATTTAAATATAAAAGATATTAATGTAATAAAATGCGATAGAAATAGTTCAGAGTTTATCGATATTCTTATTTCTAAAAAATTTGATATTATAATAGATATGTGTTTATACAAAATCACACAATTAAAAAAAATATTTAATGTTTTAAAAGATAAAAAAGCAAAATATATTTTTATAAGTAGTATAGCCTCCTATAAAAAATCTAATATATTTCCTGTAAATGAATCGTCAGAATTAGGAGAATGGGATTTGTTTGGTGATTATGGAAAGGAAAAAATGTTATGTGAAAAATATCTAATAAATCAAAATAAAGTTTCATATGTTATAATCAAACCTACATATATATTAGGTATAAATAATTATATAAATAGAGAAAAATATTATATAGACAAAATACTTAATAATGAAACTATATATATACATGAGAATGGTAATGCACTAATACAGTTTGTAGATGTCGAAGATGTTGCTGAAAGTGTTTTTCGTTGTACATCAGATGACATAATTAATCAAACATTTAATATATCTAATGATACAATTAGTGATATTCATTATCTTATTAATATCATATCAAATATGTTAAAAAAATCAAACAAAATAAAATATATAGAAACTTTTAATAATGAAATACCTTTTAAAAACCAGCATGTTTTAATAGATAATTCTAAGTCAAAAAAATTATTGAATATTAAATATATTAATTTAGAAGAAATGATTAAAAAATATTTAAAAGAATACAAACATTATACAAAATGAAAATAGCAATTTTATCAGATATTCATGGAAATTCGTATGCCTTAAAAACAGTTTTAAAAAAAATAAAAGAAAAAAATATTAAAAAAATTCTTATTTTAGGGGATATGATAGGTTATTATTATGGAATTGATATTTTAGATCAACTAAAGGAATTCGATTGTGAATTTATAGCTGGCAATCATGAATTAATGTTAAAAGATGTTTTAGATAAAAAAATAAACATTGAAGTAATAACCAAAAAATATGGTAAAGGGTTAGAATATGTTTTTAAAAAATCATCTAAAACCGATATCGATTTTTATTATAATTTAGATACTTATAAAATAATTACAATTGACAATATGAAATTAGGATTATTTCACGGATCTCCAAAAAAAAATGACGAATACATATATCCAGATACAGATTATGATAAGTTAAAATCAATGTGCAAGAATTTTGATTATATATTTATAGGACATACTCATTATCCTTTTACTTTTACTCATAATAAGACTACGCTAATTAATACCGGTTCTGTTGGACAAAATAGATATGAAGGCGGTATTGCTTGTTGGGTGTTATTTGATACCGAAAATAAAACTATTCAATTTATGAATAATAAATATAATATTATGCATTTAATCAATGAAATAGAAGATGACGATAATCCATATTTAAAAGATGTATTAATGAGATAAGTTTATATATAATTAATTAAATATAATTAGTATTTATGAATGTAAAAATATTAGTAACAGGTTGTGGTGGAGATATTGGAACTAATATAGGGAGAATACTAAAAAAATTTAATTTAGAATGTTATGGTGTTGATATATCAACGTTACATGGTGGAAAATATATTTTTACCGATTGCTTTCAAATTTGTAAAGTTTCTAATAATAATTACTTACAAGAAATTAAAGAACTAGTTTTTAGACTTAGAATTGACCTAGTAATTCCTACATCAGAAGTAGAAATAAATTTTTTTCAAAAAAATGATATAGATTTTGTAAAAGTATTGATTTGTAATAATAAAATTTATGATATTTCTAATGATAAATATTTAACATATTTATTTTTAAAAAGTATTAATGTTCCTTATCCGGATACACATGAATTAGATACTACTGAAAAGATGAATTACCCTTTCATTTTAAAAAAAAAAAATGGTTGTGGAAAT